CTCCCAGAGCCTTGATTTTTCCATACTCCTGTATCTTGTTGGCAATACCGACCTGAAAAATATTATAAATGACCACAACAGAGAAAAGTACAATTGCAAGAATCAAAATCCCGCATACCGCAATCGTTTCATAACTCGGCTGCAAGACCCATTGCAAATAGAGATCATTGACTATAACGTTTTTTTCTTCGATCCCACAAGCTGCTGCAATCTGCTTTATAACCGAATCAATATTATTCATAGATACATTTGCAGAATCATTTAAAGTAAAATAAATATTATACTGTCTGTCATTCTCTGCGACGTGCTCATCATAAAACTCCTGTGACCCGAAAGCAACATAAGATGCCTCGATGGTATACTCATCCCGATCATATAGGATTCCGCTGACAACAAATTCTTCCGGCTTATATTCTGACTGCATCCCTGCGCGGTAATCCAGTGTAACCGTATCTCCGACCTTTACATCATCATATCCCATTTCACTAAAAAATGCTCTTCCTGCGGCAATTTCCTGCGTTTCCCCCGGATACTTTCCTTCCTTTAACTCATATTCCTTATTATATGGAAGCATTTTTCTTGCAGTCTCATCCATGCAGACAAAACCACCGTTTTCGTTGCCTTTTATGATACCTTCGGTGCACATAGTGCCTGTAGCATCTATTTCCGCACGGCGGTTTACTTCTTTTAACTGCGATCCGTCTGCGGAAACAAACAGACCATAATTGCTTCCATATGATCCTGCCGCCTGACTTTTCTGTAAATGAATTACCCCATTTCCCACAGTACTGATGATAACAAGCAGCATCGTGGTCAGACAGATTGCCATCATGATCAGTATACTTCTTGTCCTGTTCCTTTTGTCATTGCTATATGCAATCCTGCTTATTGTCTTCATCTGAAATCCACCACCTGTCCGTCCTCAATCACCAGAATACGGTCAGCGACCTGTGCAATTTCGTCATCATGGGTAATCATTACAATTGTCTGTCCATATTTTTTTGCTGTCATCTTAAGCAGAGCGATTACCTCATCACTGGTCTTAGAATCAAGATTTCCTGTCGGTACTGCGTAGATAGTAAAATGCTTTTCTTTGTGCAATTTTCCTTTCCGTCGGCTCCGATCGGCGGCGCATGACTGACATGCGTTTGTGCATTTCTACCAAAAAGGCGACGATCCAAACAGACCGCCGCCTTTCTTCATTCTTTGTTTTTACTCTCTTCGTATTCTTTCTGCTGTTCTTCGCGCATCTTCTCCCACAGTTCTTCTTCTTTCATCATCTTCTCCCACAGTTCTTCTTCCTCCATCGTCTTTCCTGCTGCCAGTATCGCCATTGTGACGCTTCCGAACAGCAGCCCGATGAATAGAAATACTACTGCGACAACGATCAGCTTCATGCTTCGCACTCCGGATCCGGGATGAACTTGACGTGCGCCGGATCGCCGCTGATGAAATAGCCGTCCAGTGTCTTATACATCAGTTTTCCCCCGATCTTCACTTTCTTTGTGACTGCCTTTTCCGTGAACATTGTGACGCCACAGATCGCGCGATCATCGAATGACGCTTCACGGCGAAGACGCAGCTTTCCCGGAAATACCCGGCGGATCACTCCATGCACTTCCACTTCGTCCGGCTCTGTGTCCTCCTGATCCGCTTTTTCAGCGTCATCTGCGCGTGCTGCTGCCGCTGCCTGTTCCACGTCTTCCGACGTGATCTGTGCTTCTGCTGCCGCGACTTCTTCCTGTGTCGCTGTCCCGACCTTCTCCCCGGCTTCATTGTAGACATTCACAGATCCGTCCGCGTTCTCTTCCAGTTCGCCGTCCGGAACGTCGTCTGTCAGCTCCACCTTCAGCGGATATACTTTCACGCCCTCTTCATCGAATACGGAAAGCCCCGCCTTTTCTGCCGCTTTCTTCGCGCCTTCCAGCGTCTTGTATTCCTTGTTTGCTTCCTTGTCGAATACTTCACCTGTATAAAACATGCTCTGTCCCTCCTATTTCTTTTTCAGATACGTTTTAGAACTGAACCCGGTATATTTTACCCCTTTCAGCGTAAACTGGATATACAGCCACTTTACGCCGTTTGATGTGTTATAGAAGCCGTAATTCTTAACTTCCGTTCCCTTCGGGATCAGGCACAACGCTTTTTTATTCGTTCCGGCGTCATTCCTGCAATACAGATCCGCCGTCGTGACATAGGTTCCCGCCAGCGAATCGTCCTTATGCTGCGCGTAACATGTGGAAGTGACTTCTTTTGTCGCTGTCTGGTTTCCTGTCGTCGGCTTCGCTGTGCTGCCGTTCAAGATCCGGTTCACTTCCGCCTGTACTGCGTTGTAATTGTAGCCCTTCGCTTCCAGTGCCTTCTTTCTTGCGTCGCCGTTGCCCCACTGTCCGGCAATCACTTCCCGCGCGATTGTCGTGACGCTCTTTCCTGCTTCCTGTGCCGGATCGCTTACCGCGTTTGAAGTGTACTTCGGGCAGATAAAACCACGAATATATCTTCCGTTAATGGAGATCGTGCGCTTCTTTACGCTGTTGCTGTAATTGCCTTCCATAACGACCATATATCCGGCAGACTTATTCACATAGATCACAGTTCCGATGTGATCCGGATTCCCGGTATTGTCGCCCTTTCCTGTGTCGTCCCAGTCATACAGCACCGCGTCACCCGGCGAAGGAACATAGGCGTCATTCTCTACCCATACACCCATCTTTTTTGCTGCTTCAATGATGTAATAGCAGGAAATTTCAATCGGCATGATCGCAAGGTACTTCAGATATACGGCGATTGCCGACCATGTGCAGGCACACCACGCCCACCCATACAGCATCTTTGTCCTGCGCGGCAGCTGCGACGCCGGAAGCGTATTGTAAATATCAATGATGCTTTTATACGATCCGTCCGCTTCATTCTTTCCTTCCCATCCGCAGACCGTATCAACAACCTTCTGTCTGGAATATCCCATGTTATCCACATCCTTTCCCGAACTGTCCACATTATCATACTTTGTCAGTTCGTACTGCTCCACTAACTTCATATTGTTTTCGACATAGTTTGAACTTGTCGCGTACCCGTCCGCCTTGATCGTTTCCAGATACTTCAGCGGATCCGTGATTCCCTTCAAATTCTGATAGCGCGCAAGCTGGATGAACTCAAAATATCCTTTCACGCCTTCTTCCATGCTGTCATACACACGGAAGTTGTCTTTGATCGTCGTCAGTGTCCCCGCTGTATACTCTTCCTGTGTCGTCATGTTGACGCTTTTCCCCGTCCACTTCGTCCCGCATTTCAGCCCGAAGTAGTTATGATATGTGAGGGCAAGCCGTGACTTGCCCCACCCGCTTTCAAGTATCGCCTGCGCGATGATTGCGCTGTGTACTTTGATCCCGTACTTTGCAGCATACTTCTTCACATACCCGGCGATCTTTTCAATAAATTCCAGATTCGTCATTTCATCACTTCCTTTTCCGATTTATCCGTCAGAACGTCAATCGCGTTCTGAATAGCCTTCGGAATAGGAATCCCCATCAATCCGGCGTTCTCGACAATACTGATTAACTCATTCGCCATAAACCCTATAATCACGGCATTCCTGATATAATCGACACCGATTGCCATATCCAGACGATGCGCTACCAGTACAAACAGCAGCGTCACGCCCTTCCTGCACAGTCCTTTCCACCCGGCGCGGCTTTCCAGCGTCCCGGATTCTGTTTTCTTGCTTGTATGGAAGACGCCCGCAACGATCAAGCCGGACACATAGTCGATCACCATGAAAATAATCAGTGTCACCAGTGCTTCGTCCCATCCTCCGAACAGTGCGGCGATTGCACTTCCCACAACGCCCGCAGCCGTACAGATTCCATTCTTCATCATACGTCATAACCTCCTTAACTTCATTTCGATTCTGTCCATTTCGTTTTCTGCCTGCTTTCGTTCTTCTGCCAGTTCAGGAAATACCGCAGCTGCGATCTTCTCCTGTTCTATCAGTTCCGCCTGTTTTCTCACAATGTCCGCCAGTTTCTGCGTCACATCGCACAGCCTGTCCACGATTTCAAGCAGGCTTCCGGATCCGCCTTCCCACGGATCCGGATAGTTCTGTTCTTTCATCCTGCCTTTGCTCCTTACTCTGCGGATTCTTCGATCAGTTCTTCAACGCCACTTTCAACCAAAATAGCGTTGACCTGTGCTTTCAGAAGTCGCGGTACTCTTTCATAGATTGCCTTTGCGTCTTCTTTGGTTTCCGCATACATAATCTTCTGCGCCCACAACATAGCCATCATTGTTTCACCCTCCTTCCCGAATAAGATTTTGTATATTAGCTGCCTAAGCATATACAACCTCTGACATTTCCAGCAGACAGTCCACCAACATGTCGTTCTGCTCTTTCAATGCTGCATTATCCGCTTGCAGCGTCCTGACTGCTGCTGACAGTTCAGCGCGTGTCATCGTGTCAGTTCCCGGTTCCGGAACATCCGGTTCCGTGATCCCCTGATCTACCTTCCCGCGCTCCCACCACTTTTCAAATTCCGCTTCGATCTCTTCCTGTGTCGCAGTTTCCGACGCCGGAAGCGTAAATGCAACTTCGTCAAAACGGTACATCTTCCGATCCTTCGCATCCTCCTGACGGTATTCCTGAACATTGTCCGCCAACCTGACCGCCCTTTCCCCGCCCGGAAGTTCTTCGATCGTTACTTTCTGCGGCTTCTGATCCGCGTCTACATTCTTGTAAAACATATAGTTCCTCCTGTCTTTTCTTGTTTTCAAGCCATCCGTAAAAGCTGTTCACGCAATGCGCCGCTTTCATCAGTTCCTTTATGTGGTATTTCTGAATCACCCCGTATGAATCCGACTGTTCAACATAGCTGTTGTATGATATGATCTTCTGTGCGCGTTCCCGGCGCAGCGTCCCGTCCCTCTTCAGTTCTGCATATCCTCTGATGAACTGACGCCGCGCGCGTTTGAATACCCGCCGCCGGATCGTCACATGCGTCCGGCTGATCCTATATCCAGCCATGTCCAACATTGGAACGCCGCGCTGTGCTTTCTTCTGAAGGCTCCGTCTTCGTTTCTCTTCTTCTATGGGAAGCAGCTTGACGATCCCTGTCGTTTCCTTCAGTTCGATCTGCTGCTGTTTCCTGAACCACTTGTCCAGTGATTTCACGGCGCGCTGCTGTCCCTTTATGGATCCGGACGCCAGTGAAAAGTCGTCCATGAATGTCACACAGCGGATCACATACGGGATCTTCTTTCCCCTTCTGGTAGTCCCCAAGCTGTACAGATACCGGATCGCGTATGACATCGCAAAATTGAACAGCCATGCGTCCAGATAGCCGCCTATTATCAAATGACCGTCCGGGGCGGCGTATCCCAGATATTCCAGAAGCCCGATCGCATACCGCGCCTTCGGGATCTCCTGCTTTACCAGATCCACGCATACGCTATACATTAGTGTCTGATAGGCGTGTACCACATCTGTCTTCCGGAAATAATTGATTCCAAGCGATTCCTTTAGGAAATACCGCCGCGTCTGATCTTTTAGCAGCGTCTGTCCCCTGTGCGGTATGCTTGCGTGTTGCGTCGGAAGCAGATGCGCATTGATTAGAGGTTCCAGTATCAGCTTTTCAACATGTCCTAACAGCTGATGCATGATACATAAAAGGGCGATGTCGCGGATCTTCCCTGTCATTCCATCCGGTCTTTTCCGGATCACCACGGGAACCATGTCTTCCGGCTCTATCCCGTATTCAATCAGATCTTCCACCGTCCCCAGAAGCATCAGTCCGATTGCTTCCACGACTTCATTTTTATATTTCTTTGAACCTGATAGATCGTCTATCTTGATGTCAATTCTGCTGATTCCTGCGTACTTTTCAATGAATGTTAAAACATCGTTTCTTCTCCATTTTCCTTTAAAACATTCTTCGACTGCTTCTTCACATAGCTGTCTTGTCAGTTTTCTATATCTCTTTGAATGCATAATAGTGTCTTTATTTTGTGAAGCGGCGTTCGGTTACGGTCGAACCTTAAAGCAGGATCGTCCTTGTTACTACTTGCCGCGCATATAACCCACGGTTATATACATCGGTTTCCCGATTTCCGGTTTTACTGATTTTCGCTTTCGCGCCGATATGCAGACACACATCAGCAGAAAATTTCTTTCCTGCCTTCGTGAAAATAAGTCCGAGGGCGACTGTTCCAGTTCGCGTTACCCGGCGAATTGTTGCCATTCTCCGCCGCAAGCCCCGCATTCCCGCCGTTGTTCAAGTTCGTAAAACGCCACGGGCAGCGAACGCCAGCGGACGACGTACCATAGAAAGCCGATCCCGTGCCTGCATACCGTTGTATTTCAAAGTGTCAAATTTTATAGAGGGGACTTCCCCCTCTGGTCTGCTTACGCAGACCATTCACCCCGCTTTTTACCCGATCCACAAAGCCGAGGGCGACTGTTCCAGGACGCGCTACCCGGCGAATAGCTGCCAGTCTCCGCCGCAAGCCCCGCATTCCCGCCGCTGTTCAAGTACGAAAAACGCCACGGGCAGCGAACGCCAGCGGACGACGCACCATAGAAAGCCGATTTCATATAAGTCGTTGAGGAACCGCCGATCAGCTTCGGGAATAAGACGCCCAACTTTGTTTTGATAAACTCTTTCACATAGTTCCATCCCGTAGGCATTCCCACATATTCCAGCCCCGTGTCAATATAGTTCGCTGTCACGGATCCGGATAGGTTTTGACTGTCCTTGCACTCATAGATCGAATAGTCGAAGCCGCCTGCATCGTTCGCCGTTACCTGATACAGCGGATCAAGCCCGACAGCATACGCGCCTTCCAAGACTTCCACGCCAGCCACGCGCAACGGACCCTTGCCCTTTGTCAGATGGTTCACACATCCGTCTTTATGTCCCGGAAGGGCTTCTGTCGCCCCGGAATGCCACGGCATAGTTGAAATATACGTCGTTGCCGTCGTCGTGATCGTGCTGTCGATTTCCAGATTTACCGCAGCATATTCCGTGTTATTGACTGTCACTGTTTCAATGGACGCAATTTTCACCAGATCCACGATATTCCGCATGTATGACTGTCCCCTGTCTTTGTTTGTGTTGGATCCCATGTCACCAACTGACACCGTTGATCCGACAACTAAATTTGCAGCCTGCGACGCTGCCAGAAGCACGCGCTTCACGTTCCCTTCGTAATATGCCGCCTGATACTGATAGTTGTAATTCGTGCAGCCTTCCGCGATATTTGAGTTTTCAAGATTCCAGTGTCGCAGCTGCCACATACGAAGCAACCATCTTGTATCACAGTCATTCCACAGACCTTCATAGATCGTCATAAGTCGGGCTTTTGTAATTCCCGCGCTTGCAGAAGCGAAGTTATACGCCCGGATCCCTGCGCCGGATGTCAACGCGCCCTTGCTGTTCAGCCCTCCGGGGAACGTCGCGTGCCATGTGATCGGACGCTTTTTGTTCGCCGGATCCACGTCGCCCGCGTCCGGATAAAAGCCGCTTCCTTTCGTTGTCCGGAAAGAAATATAGTTATAACTTCCGTCATTCCATTCTTTGATCCACAGTGCCAAGGCGAACGTATACACAGGCGCAGCTTCCCCCGTGATGTCGAAGCCGTCTTCCCCTTCAAAAAAGGTGATGTTCATAGTCCCGTCTTCTTTTGAAAGTGCGTTCGCCCGGATGTACCACGTCATAGGATCTTCGTCAGCCCAGTCTTCCACAGCTCCCGTTGATTCTGTGCATAACTGCGCTTTTTCCATCTTTGCCAGATCATCCAGTGGCGTCATTTCCGTGTTACCGGACACAGCCGCGTCGTAGCTTCGCAGCGTATATGTTTTGTCGTTCCACGCCTGCGCTGCTACCTTTGCGAAGCGACACAGCGCGTTATATCTGTCTGTTGCTCCTGCTGCCATAGCACGCGGATAATATTCCCAGAAAAGCCGCGTCGTGTTTGTTCCGTCAAACAGACTTTTGCAGGCAGCGTCCAGTGTGTCCAGCGAAGACGCCCCGCCGTTCAGTGCTATCGCTTCCAGTGCTGCCGTCATTCTTTCATGCTGTGCGTATGACGGGAAAATCAAGTCCATGTCTGCCATTGTTTCAATTCCTCCTTATCCTTCAATGATCTTTGTCAGTGCCATATGTGGCTTTCCACCCTGTGCATATATCGCATAGGCGTATTTTGTTTCCGTGTCAGCGTCCAGAATATACGACGCTTCGTTGATCTGTCCTGCTACTTCGACGGCATTGTTCGCCTTGTCCAGAACTGTCTGCGCGTTCTGCTGCCGCTGCCCTTCTGCCTGTACTCTTGCGTCCTCTGCATTCGCACGGGCTTCTTCCGCCTGTACTCTTGCGTCCTCTGCATTCACACGGGCTTCTTCCGCGTTCTCCCGCTCCGTTTCTGCGTTTTTCCGCGCTGTCTCTGCCTTTCCCCGTGCCGTTTCTGCGGACGCCCTTGCGCTTTCTGCTGATACGCGCTTCGCTTCTGCTTCTGCGTACTGTTTCAGCGTCCTGTCCAGTACAGACATTTCATCGCCGGAAATAACCGCGTCTTCATCCTTTACCATCGGTTCGATCTCGATTTCAAACGTGACGGACGTAATAATCTGTGACAGATCCGCAGACTTCACTTCGATTTCACAACGCGCCGTCCCTGCTGCTGCCAGCGTCTGACTTGTCAGTTCCAGCGTCACGACTGCGCCGCTGAAGGAACACGCCGTATACACTCTTTTCCTGTCCGGCTTCCGGATGTACGCCGTCACAGAAGAACCGTCCGGAATGCTGTACGGCTCCCCGTCAGAAAGAAGCGTCACTTCGACGTACCGCGTCGCACGATCTCCCTGTTTCGCCGATACCATGAATTGTTTTGTACTTCCCGACATTTCAATTTCAAATTTCTGTACTACTCTTCCAAGTGCCATGTTTCCACCTCCTTACAGCCCTAATTTTTCAATAATCTGCGCGATCGTGACTTTCTCCCCGTTCGGTTTTGAAAACGTCGTATTTCCCCGGAATAGCGCGTCAAACGCGAAGTCTGCCGTGTTCTCCATCGTCGCCTTGCTTCCGAACGCGATCCCGCGTCCTCCGTGCAGAAAATGAATTGTGTATACACCCGTTGACACGTAGTCGATCACTGTGACCGTGTTGAACTTATCCTTCAGCACATACTTCACGTCGTAGGAAAGTTCCGTGTCCAGATCCCCGCCGCAGACGGTTTCTGCGGTTCCTGTGTTCAGCGTCTTCGCTGCCTTCGTATATGCTGCGTCGCTTGACAGCTTGTACCACATCTGAAGCGTGATCGCATTCTTGCCGTTACAAGCGGAATACCCCGTCTGTGTCGAAGCAAGGAAATATTGACCTTCGTTCTCCGTTTCCCCGTATTCATCGCAGCGCATAGAATCCACTTGCAGCGTCGGCGGATCATATTCGACCACCGTGATCCGGGCGGTCTTCTCTGCCGTCCGGTAACGCTGATCTTTTACTATCACAGTGATGTCAAGTATTCCGTATTCTGCCAGCGCGGGCGACTGCGGCAATTTGTCAAGCGTCCCTGAATACGATTTATCATTGACCTTCATCACGACGGACGTGATCTGCGATCCGTGCGACGGCGTGACATTGATCGCCTTCAGTGCGACGTTGCTGTTCTCCTGCACGAACATTCCCCAACTGGAAGGGACGCGCCCTTTCGTGTCTGCGATTGATATGGAATTGATAACCGGGACGCAGGAATCCGGGACATATGCCGTCACGTACTTCTGCATAGACTGATATACCGTCGTCCCGAAAACCGCTTGTACTTCTGTCTTTAGTGTCCCGCGTGTCAGGTTCGGAAGTGCTTCATTCCATGACGCCGGGACGGTATAACTTGTGTGTATGCTTGTCGCTCCTGACGCCAGTTTCTTGTCAACTGAATATTTCTTGTTTCCTATGCTCCATATGAACCTGTATGTCGCGTCCCGTGTCAGTTTCACGTCGAACATACTGTCATTGTTTTCATTGTCAATATTGATCGGAACCGCCGTTTTCCCGTCCATTTCAAAATCATCCGCGCCCAGATCCATCGTCAGCGAAGACAGATAACCCAGATCGTAGAATGAAAACGTATATTTGATTCCTTTGTTGATCGGATCCGCCCCGTAAATAATTTCAAAGAACGGCTTCTTGATCGTCAGCTTCGTCCCGATATTCAGGACGGCTTCTTTGACAAGCGTTTTTACATCCCCATCCATGAACTGATAATTGAATGTGCTTTTGATCGTCCATCTGTATTGAACGCCGTTTATGATTGTCACGGACGGCATTTCGCTTTTTTCTATTCCCAGAAGCCAGTCTTTCGTCGTCTGTGTCAATCTGATACTTGTGATCGTTGTCGTATCGCCTGACACGCTTCCGCTGACAACCGCTTGCGGATTTACCGTTGACAAGATCGGCATACTTCTTTGTGTTACGCTCATACCTTTACCACCTCAAACACGCCGGAATCGTCGATCAGCTGCCTGTACTTTGGAACTGCTGCCCGGACTGCTGCCCTTGCAGCGAATGTCTGCGCCTGTGCCTGTTCGTCTTCCTCCTGTGCTTCTCTCCATTTCACGCCCATTCCGTAGCGCGTCGATAAAAAATCAAAATATCCGCCGTCCTCTGCCGCTCCCACAGACCAGCGGCGCACTGCTTCGACGTTGTTTATATGTAGCTTGTCGTGCTGGATGTATGCGACGGCTTTTCCATCCTGTCGAAATTCCAGACGTAAATTTGAAAGCAGCGTGGAAAACGGCATAACGCCGCCGTCCTGTTTCTGCCCGATCTCCAACCCGTCCGCCGTATGATGGAAGAAGGTTTCGTTCTCCTGCCGGAACTCTTGAAACTCATCGCCCTGTGACGTCACTGTTTCTTCCAGTGATCGGATCGTGATGTCGAAGTTTGTGGATGTCTGTTCTAGCTGCGTCGAATATTCGTTTGTCATTCTTTCGATCGCCACATTGTTCAGCGTGTCCGCGTACTCTTTCAGATCATTCCGCGTCTGTTCTGTCAAGTCCCGTTGTTCTGTCCGTGCTGCCTGCACTGTTGCCGTCAGTTTTTCTTCAGAAGACGTGATCGCCGCTTGTACCTGTTCTGTCGTCCAGTACCCGCCGCGCAGTACCTTTTTTGTCCGGGACTGTGCCACTTCCACGGCGTCGGACTTCATTTTCTCCTGTGTCTCTTCCTGAATCTGTGCAAATGTCTTTGACACGCTGGATAATTCACAAGTATTTTGTTCCGGATGTTTTGGGTATTCCGTCAGCTTAACGATCCGCTGCTTTTCTTTCGCCTTCTCTGTCTTTGATGTCAGCGTTACCATATCCCCGATGTCATACGCTAAGACGTCGTATTCTTCGCTTTGCGCCGCCAGATCCGCCACATCCGCAGTATAAGCCGTGTATGGTTTAGAAGCGGCGTCAAGACGTGCCTGCGCGTCTTCAATCAGGTTTTCCGTGATTGTATACCGTTCGTCCTTCCAGTATCGCGGGATCACTTTGTCCGTGTATTGATGATTGTCAATGTACGGGACGCCCAGAATGATTTCCGGCGTGATCCCGTCCGCGCCGACCGGATAGATCCGCGTGTAAAAATCGTATGTGTCCGATTTCACTGTCAACTTCCGAAGGTTCAGCCCTTCCATGAAGTACGCGCCGCGATCCTCTCCGATCGCTTCCATGATGTCCACCGTCTTCGTCAGCGTATGGATCTTACATTCTGCCCTATATGTATCAAGCACTTCCTGAAGGACTTTCCATGCGTTCGTCGTCTCTTCAATGTCAATCGTCCGCCGCTTCGTGATCGTGCAGATCCCGACCTTCCATCCCGTCCCTTCAAAGGCAAATTCCAGACAGTCCCGCGCGGTCTGTGTTTCAGAAGCGAAGCCGTATAGAAATTCCTGTGCTTCCAATTCTTCCACATTCAACACCGCTGTGTATTTGTTCGTTGTTTCCCCGGTTTGCACCTTCTTCAAAACGTATTCGTCTTTTTCCGTCCGAAGATAGTTTTCCGGCTTCAGATGCTTTGCTTCCGCCCCGTTCTTCGGATAACTGAATGAAACTGTCTTGTCGCCCGTTGAAAGAGTCTTCACGACTTGTAAATCGTCCAGATCGTCTATTCCTCCGATCCTTCGTTTTACATCATCGAAAATCTGAATCATTCTTCATCCCTCCTATAACCACATTGGAACATACCGGATCTTTACCTTCGCCTTATTCGTCGAAAATGTCAGTGTGTTTTCCCCTGTCCGCAGGCGTGGAAACTGCCACATATCCACGACGGGAAAAGCGTTTTCCCCATCCAGTGTGACCTTCCCTGTGATCCCGTCAATAATGACTGTCTTTCCTGCTGCCAGTGTTTCCACCTTGTATGCGTCCCCGTTTACAGTCAGTACATACCCCGCAAGACTGCTTTTTGCCGTGATTTCGATAACACACGGCGTCTTCCTGCTGCCCTCTGCATACAGTTTCCCGGATGTCTTCGCGTCGAATATGGCTTCTTTCTCTTCATCGAAGAAATATCCGTCGAATGACAGTTCCAGAATCTTCTTTTCAAGCTTCAGTGTCTTTGTGTATTTCCCATCTGTCAGAAATGCTTTGAATTTTCCTTTATATCCTCTGATTTCATCAATGGTACATGACGCCCCGAATTGTTCCATGAATGACGACATTGTTCTTTGCAATGCCGCCCGGTTCCGTTCACGAAAATAGATTGTGACATTCATGGTTCCCATCGGGACGTCTGTTTCATATTCCACCGGAAGAAGGGCTTTCGGGAATAGTTCATATCCTGCCGCCATCTTCGGCGGCTGGACTTCCACTGTCAGCTGTTTCGCCCCATATCTGCGAATATCAACTTCGTTTATCCTCATGCAATCACCTTCTTCTTTCTACTTCGTCGATCACTTTATCTTCGACTTTCGTATATACTTTTGTTGCTATCACGTCGCCGTCCATCGTCACATAGACATATACCGTCGTCCCGCTGCTGATTGCTTCCAGTTTCTTGTCCAGCATTTCGCCCACTTTATCGAAGAACAGCTTCAGCGGAAGGATCGCTTCTTCTCCTGCTTCCCCTCCTGCAAGCAGCTTGTTTCCGATCGCTCCAAACACTGTCGGCTTTGTCATAATTGCGCCGTCTTTGTACCAGCTGATCGAAAAGTGCGGCACTGAAGGCGGATTCAGGCTGAAGTGTCCGCTGATTGACGGATGCGGAAGTTTCAAGTGTGGAAGGCTCCATGTGAAGTTAAACTTTGACCGGATCGCGCTGATTGCATTTCCGACCGCTGTTTTTGCTGCATTGATCGGCGTCGTGATTGCTGACTTGATCGCATTCCATGTTGATGTCGTCGCAGACTTCACACTGTTCCATACCGACGATATAGACGACTTCACACCGTTCGCCGCTGTCGTCACGGCGGACTTCGCTGCATTGATCGGCGTCGTCACGGCGGACTTGATCGCGTTCCATACTGTCGTTGTTGTACTCTTGATCCCGTTCCAGATCGTTGTCACCGTCGATTTCACAGCATTAAACACAGATGTCACTGTTGACTTCACGGCATTTACCACCGTTGTCACAGCGGACTTGATCGCGTTCCATACTGTCGTTGTTGTACTCTTCACGGCGTTCCAAACTGTCGTGACTGTTGACTTCACGGCGTTTACTGCCGTCGTGACCGCAGACTTCACAGCGTTCCATACTGTCGTTGTAACGGATGAAACTGCATTCCAGATCGTTGTCACCGTTGTCTTCACGGCATTGAATACGGTTTCTATCGTGGACTTTACGGCGTTGACTGCTGTTGACACGGCGGACTTGATTGCTTCCCAGACCGTTATAATCGTGTCTTTGCAGTTCTCCCAGATAAACCGGAACGGGAATGTAATCAATTCAAATGCGCCCTTTATTACTTCTACGATGAACATGATCGCAACCTGAATCACGTTCTTAATGGTTTCCCATACTGAAGAAACGACCTCCGACACTGCATTAAAGATCGTGCTGATTGTGTCGTGTACCGTCGTGCAGAATGTTGTGACCGTCGTGACAATCCCGTTCCAGGTGTTCGTGAAGAATGTGGAAATCCCGTTCCAGATTCCTTCAAAGAACGATTTTATCCCGTTCCATACCGTTTCCCAGTTTGTCCCGAACCATCCCAGAAATACATTCACGACGCCTTCCAACGCCCCGACCGCTGCCGACAAGATTCCTTTTACGCCTTCCCATACGCTGGAAAATACGCCTTTTATCGCTTCCCATGCGCCCGACCAGTCACCGCTAAATATCGCAGAAAACGTGTCCCAGATACCCAGAATCACATTGAACGCCGTTTCTAATACCGTTCCGATCACACTAAACGCCGCTTCAATGACTGGCGCAAGCAAATTACAGAACTCATTCCATACCGCGCTGATTACCTCCGTAAAATTGTTAAAATCGAAGCCCAGAGCATTCAGCCGTTCCGTGATCCCCTGTGTAAACGATTCAAACGCCGACTTGATCCCGTTCCATATTTCCGTCACAGCGTTCCGAAAATCTTCGTTGTTCTTCCACAGCGTCATAATGACCGCAGCGATCCCGGCGATTGCCGCCACAGCGATCCCCGCAGGCGACGTGATGAACCCTAACGCCTTTGTAAACAGTCCGACGCCCTTTTGGGCGATCCCAGAAAATCCGCCGACCTTCGTGAATCCTGCTGCCAATGTCCCCAGTGATTGCGCCACATCCTTCGTGAACAAAATGACTTTTCCAAGTCCTAACAGTAACGGCGCGATCGCTGCCACAAGCAAACCGATCCGGACGATGTTTTCTTTCTGTCCTTCGTCCATCTGGTTCAGCTTGTCCACAAAATCCTGAATGTGTGACACGATGTCCCGGATCGTCGGCATGAGGATTTCCCCGAAGCTGATTGCAAGTTCCTGAAGCTGTGAAATCAGGATCGTGATCTGCCCTTTCAGATTGTCGTTCATGGTTTCCGCCATCTTTTCGGACGTGCCGTCACAATTTGCAATCGCGTTTGACAATTTATCAAAGTCAGCGTCTGATCCGTTGATGATCGCCAGCATTCCGGACATTGCTTCTTTACCAAACAGGGACGCCGCGGCGTTCGCCTGTTCCGCTTCGGACAGTCCGCCCAGTTTTTCGCGCAACTGTTCCATTACCTGACGAAGTGACAGCATGTTTCCTTCGCTGTCGGTCAGTGATATTCCGTATTTGTCCATCGCTGCCGCCACTGTGTCCGTCGGCTTCGCAAGGTTCGTGATTGCCCCCCGCAGCGCGGTTCCTGCCTGACTTGACTTGATTCCGGCGTTCGCCATCAATCCGATTGCAAGCGCAGCGTCTTCCGCAGAATAGCCCAGTGAACCAAGTACAGGCGCGGCGTATTTGAATGTTTCGCCCATCATGGAAACATTCGTGTTTGCATTACTGGAAGCCGCCGCAAGGATGTCTGAAAAGTGACTTGAATCTTTCGCAGAAAGTCCGAATGCTGTCAGCGCGTCGGTCACGATGTCGGAAGTCGTCGCAAGATCTTCCCCGGACGCCGCTGCAAGGTTCATAATTCCTTCCAGACCGTCCATCATGTCCTGTGTCTTCCAGCCCGCCATCGCCATATATTGCATACCCTGTGCAGCTTCTGACGCGCTGAATTTTGTCTTTGCGCCCATTTCCCGCGCTTTGTCCCGCAGGGAATCAATGTCGCTTCCTGTCGCCCCGGAAATCGCAGCGACTTTTGACATTTCGGAATCGAAGTCTGCCGTTGTCTTGACTGCTGCCGTACCGACCGCCAGAATACCCGTTGTCAGCGGCATCAGCTTTTTCCCGGCATTCGTCAGCGTCCCTCCGACCTTTTCCGCCTTTGCAGCGTATTCATCAAACGGCGCGCGTGCCAGTTCCGCGTTCACGTTGCGAAGTTCCACTTCCATTTCTGCCAGTGCTGCCTTCGATGATGTGACCGCCGCTTCCTGCTTCGTGATCGCAGTTTCCGTCTTCTGGATCTTTGATTCACTTGCATCCAGCTGTGTTTTCAGCCTTCCGTATTCCGCTTCTAGTTTCTTTGTTTCTTCAGAATCCTTTCCCGTCGCCGCCGCGCTTTCCTCATATGCCTTCTTTGCGGCGTCAACCTTTGCTTTCAGCTGTTCATGCTGTGTTTTCTGAACTTCTAACTTTTGCTTCAGATTTTCATACTGCTTTTCATTCTTCGATACAGTGTCTTTCTGAAGCGACATTTTTGACGTTAGTTCCGTGACCTTCGCTTTCAGACCATCCTGCGCGGATCCGTTCAGCTTTGCCTGTGCAGACGCAAGGCTATGTTCAGCAGTCAACTTCTTCATTTCTGCCGCTGCCTGCCGCATAGCCTGTTGATATTGCGACGTTTCCGCCCTGATTTGCACCATTACATCAGCCATAGCTTCCCTTCTCCTTTCCTCTTAATCTTCTTTCAGCGTGTCGATCTCGAATGCCACATAGTCAAGTAGGCTCATAATGTCCGATTTCATGCACTGTTCATACGAATTTTTCAAAAGACGAATACACAGCTTCACAACTCTGTCTGTATTTTCCCGACATACCTTCCAGAAGTTTCCCTCTTCCTCTTCTTCGGTATATCCGTTTTCTTCGTCATATTCGTCAAATAGTGATTTTTCCTTTTCCACTTTTTCCGGATGTTCCGGATTCAGGTTTAGGAACTTCGGCGTTATTACTTCCTGCATCAGAAAATGAATCTGTTTTGCCGCTGCCGTTATATCTTCGACTTCCGCCTGCTCCATTTTCCGGGAACTCACGCCGAAAACTTCAGACAGGATCTGCATGTTCGCTTCAAATGCGTCCGTCACGGAATCGCTGTCGTTGCGTTCCATGATTTCCGTATAACGTCGGTACATTTTTACTGAAATCGCCGTGCAGATATATTCATCGCACCCGCACGGCAAAATCAGTTCCGGCATTACTTGCCACTTGTAAAATTTTCTTTGAACTTCTCCACTTTTTCGTCCACTCTGCTTCCCACGCTTGCATCCATCAGAACAAATTCCATGATGATTTCTTCCGGGGACAGATTTTCAGCCATATCTTCCATAGTGAGCTGATCTCCATACAGTTCCACGATTACATTCATCATTTCGACGAACTGATCGTATGTATACAGCTTCTGACGTTCCTCCGTCTGCATGATTTCGTCACGCAGTTTGATATACTTCATGTAAGTCAAAGTGTTCATTTTCTGCGGCATTGTAAATTCTTTCCCGCTTATGATGATTGATCTTTTCTTTGTTTTAGCTGCTGCCATTGTTTCGCCCTCCTGATATTCTTTTCACCGTCCGGGACGCTTACGCCGTCCCTTCCGGATATTCCTGTACCTGTGCAAACCAGTCCTTGATCGCTTCCGCCGCTTCCGTGTAGGAAGCAATCAAATTACTTTCGTCAACGCTGCAATGATAGTTCCCGTCGATCTGGCGTTCATAGAAATCGCCCTTCAGCGTCGCCGTCTGCGTCGTTGTCGATTCTCCCTTCGTTTCATAGTTGTCTTCCAACCCCTGATCGAAGCGACCGCAATACAACCACACAAATTCATACTTCCCGTTCAGCTTCTTTGCGCGATACCCCATCGCCATTTCCGGCGGCGTGTCGTCCTTGTTTTTCACCAGATAACCTTTGTCATACAGATGTCCGAATGCTTTCGCTTTGTCCTGCGGCGCAAGACTGTTCACTTCAAGTTCGACTTCCGTTCCCTGATAGGACATATTCACATCTTCCACAGTGTCGTCACTGTAAATCTTTTCCGCCGTGAATTTATCAGCGATCTTTCCCTTGATCGCGCGTGCCAGCTTCGTCGGCTTTTCCGCTGTGTACTCCGTTTCCGTGTTCGCTGTGACCTTCGCCACATGGATGTCCCTGAAAGACATCGTTCTGCTGCGAACAATCTTTTCACTTCCTGCTGTTTCCGACATGTTTTATTCCTCCTTTTCTTCCGCTTCCCATATCATCAGGAAGCGCATTGCATTCATAAAGACGCCCGTGTCTGTTTCTGCCTGATCGTTTCCTTCTGTGTAGAAAAATCCATGCGCCTTCATTAGTTTTTTGATCCTCTTCACAAGATCCTGCTGATCTTCTTTCGACCACACATTCACTTGTATCGTTGCGCCTTCTACGTCGCATTCGTCGTCCGAATGTCCCGCTTCATAGTCCCTTAATTTCCACAGCGTCACATGAAGCTGTTTCAGGCTCCCGTCATACCATCCCTGTTGAACGATGATTCCTTCGTCTGAAAGTGGTTTCAGGGCTTGCGCTGCCATTTCAACAACATCCATATATCAGCCCCCTAACTTCTCATTCAATGCTTTCTGATACTCTTCTTCTGCGAACCTGTGATAATCTGCTTCTGATTCCGACTTCGTGTTCTGGATGAAATCGCGCGGCGGCATTTTTGAAGTACCCCATTCCACGAATTTCATATAAAACCAGTTTTCAGCATCGCCATTCAGCTTCCATCCGACTTCCCCCTTCTTCGTCGTTGCTTTCTTTGGTATGTTGTCCCGCGCATGTCCCGGCGGGCGATACCCGAATTTCCCCGACTTTGAATTATCTGCGGATCGTGGCATATGTGCCTTCATGCGCGGTTCCGTAACATCCGCGCTTCTCTGGAATATCCGCTTGTTGATCTGCCCTATCTCTGCGTCCGATGATAAAGCGTCAACTGCCTGTTTCACTTCTTCCAGCCCTTCGATCTGAATTGATATATCCACCGTCCGTCAGTCCTTCCCGTTCGCTTTCAGCTGCACATATTCCCGCTGATTCTGCCTGAAATCCGATGCGTATATGTCGTACTGTTCGCCTTCGTATTCCACAAGATAGTCTTTCAGATGCTGCTGCATTTCTTTGATCTTCCTGCAATAACGCACTTCAAACACGATCGTATTTTCAAGCCGGATGTCCAGTGCTTCATACAGTTCCTGCCCGTATAGGTTCCGTATTTCGCACCACGTTTCATAGTGCAGCGTCGGCTTCTTTTCTTTCTGCCGTCCCGATTCCAGAACATAGTTCTTTTTGAATATCCGGATCCTTCCTGCTGCCATCCGATCACCTCAACATTTCCTTCAGCAGCATCGACTGTACGGCAAAACGGATCCGTTCTGTTGAATCACTTGACATTTTCCCGTTGTTATACGTCCTGTCACGTTTGTCGTACAGTTCCTTCACATACGAAAAGATCAGCAGCTTCTGTCTGGATGTCGGATTCTCCGGATCGAATTTCGGGATCAGTTCCTGCATTTCGTCCGTAACTGCGTCTATCATCAGTTCGATCAGTTCATCATCGTCCGTATAGTCAACGCGGATATATTGCTTCGCTTCCTTCAAACTCACGCAAGCCATGACTTTTCCCTCCCTTCAGAAGCTGCCTGCTGCCTTATCCCGCAACTGCTACCGTGATAATTCCTTTTACAACTGCCGCTTCGTCCACAGACTGAACGTCAAATCTGTCTCTGACTTTAATACCCGTCAGATCCTTCGCCCACAGATCGCCCGCTTCCGTGGAAAGTTCCACCGTGATTTTTTCCCTGTCAAACAGTGTGATCGCTTCCTTCAGATCGCCCATGAATACCGGATATTTCTGTGCTGCCGCGTCTGCTTCGCTTTTCAGTGTCTTGTTGCTTACGACGTGGATCGGATAACGACCGAACAGAAGCTGCTTTGTTTTGTCAGTCACGTCCGGCTGCATAATATAGTTACCGTCTTTGTCCACCAGCTTATCGAGGAAGTTAAAACCGTCCTGATTCGTCAGAACAATAGATGTCGGCGCGATGGAAGCGTCCAGCTTCACGTTGAACACATCCTTGAAGTCGTCGAAGGAAGCGACCGCCACTTCTTTTCCTGCTGTGATTTCATCCAGCTTTTTCAGGATCGCGGCGTTTCTTGTGGCGCGGCTTTTCTTTGCGATCCACTTATTCAGGTATGCCAGAATGTTTTCTGCTGTGTCCTGAAGCAGTTCGCGCGTTGTCTTTAAGATTCCGCCCTTCTTTGCGATCTTGTACTTTATCTGTCTGAATTTCGGCGTTTCTTCTTCCGGGAACTCTGCGCCTTCGTCCACGTCAGCCCACGGCGCGCTATCCGCGTCAAGTTCGATCACTCTGGATCCGGACAGCGTTCTCACTGGCTCCACATTGACGTACATTTCCAGATCGTTTTCTGTGCGGCGCAATTCCCTGATGTCCGTGCTGATGTCCTGCGGCACAGTGAAGCCGCCGTCAGATTCCCCGTCGTCGTTCGGATCTGCTTCAGTCATTAAATCCATGATTTTCTGATCCTCTTCCGGAAGTTCTTTTCTTCTCAGTCCGCAGACAATTCTGTTCACGAACGCCTTTGCGATCTGCTTTTTGCTGTACTTCTTTTCGGTTCCGTCGCCTTCCCCTTCGATGTTTTTCACGTTTCCGCGGTTCAGTGAATCGTGAATGCCGTCTGCATCGTCGTCCTCCATCTCCATCAGGATGTCGAACTGCGCCTGCATGTCCTTCAGTTCCGCGAACTTGTCCTGCATGTCCTTTGTCTTTCCCTGTGCCTGAAGGCTTCTGATCTCGTTCTTTTTGTCGTTGATCCGCTTCAGTAACGCCCTTGCTTCTTTACTCATTGCTTTTTCCTCCTTAAATTCCATAAAGTTCTAATTCTGCGATCATTTTATCTTCGATCGCCTTTGCTTCTGCCGCTTCCACGTCTTCGACGCTCTGCGTTTTCATTCCTTTCGGTTTATGCTTATAGCTGTCCGCCGTCCAGCCCATACAAGCCGCTATCGCAGGACGTTCTTCTACGGAAATATTAAAGATTTCCCCCGCTTCATCCGCATTCAGCCACGTTTCCGCGTTGATCTTTTCCGTGATGTCCTCTTCAGTGACACCTTCCTTCACGTTCTGCATATAGATTTCTGTTATACTTTCCTGTGCTTTGTCCAGCATTTCGATCAGCTTCTGAAAATCATCCGCGTTCCCGTATACAAACGCTGTCAATGGTTTATGGATCATAAGCTGCGCCCCGGACGACATCACAATTTCCTCACAAGCCATCAGAATCACGGAAGCAATCGACGCAGCGATTCCGTCCACAATTCCTTTCTTATGCCCTGTATGCCTTGACAGAATGTTGTGAATTGCGATTCCTGCGAACACATCCCCGCCGCCGCTGTTGATATACACCGTCAGTTCTGCGTTCGTTTCGATCTGGTTCATAAAGTCCGCGATGTCCTGCGGACATACATCTTCTGCGCTCCATGCGTCCCACGTTGAAGACACAATATCGCCATAGATGTATAATTCCGTCCCGCCGCCTGCTGCCGCGTTCCGTATCTGCATGAACCCGACGTTCTCCACCTTCTTTGTTTTCGGATTTCTCCGCGTGAAATTATATTTATCCTTCATCGTCTTCCTTCCCTCCTTCCTGCTGCTTTTTCATTTCGTCAGAATTTGTTTCGGCTGTTTCCTCCTGCTCATCGCCTTCCGATTCTTCCGGCGGCGGATCCTCTTCCGGCTGTATGGATTGTGCTGTCTGCTGCACCTGATCCCCTTTCTTGTACTGATTTCCCACTTCTTCAAGCGGTATGAAGTTTCCATTCACAATCAGCTTATTTCCTCCTGCTGCATCCTTCAGATCCAGCATCCGGCGACATTCGTTCGGTTTTTCCACACCGTTTTGAATTGCCTGTGCAAAAATTTCCATCTGCGTCTTGCTGTCTGTCCGAAGGATCGCTTTTTCATTCAGCTTGAAATATTTTCCTTCGTCCCTTTCGTCGTCAGTCAGCAGCTTATAATTCACTTCTTCTTCGTACTGCTTCAGTACAAAAAGCATTGTGTCAACATAGAATGACAGCTGCTGCATTTCGCTGTTGCTATACGAAGATTTTTCATAATCGTTTATCTGGTTCGGCTTGATCCCGAATGCTGCCGCGATCTGAAGCGCAGAATATTTCTTTAATTCGATGAACTGGCTGTCTGACAGCTTGATGTCAAGCGGTGTCAGCTTCATTCCCAGCGGTATCGGAAGAATTTTCCCTGTGTTCTTTGTCCCGGCTCCGAATGTTTCCATTGCTGCCGTCAGCTTTCGCACCGCTTCTTCATTCAGATCGCCCGTGTATTCCAGCGTCGCCTTCGCTGTCAAGCCGTTCTTATACAGATTGTTCAGAAATTCCTGTGACGCTTCTGCGCCTTCGACTGTCTGCTTCAGGATCGTCTGAACCGGAAGCCCCGTGATTCCGTCTAAGGAATGCGAAGTCTTAAAGTGCAGCACTTCATCCGTCCCGAAGACGTACTGCTGCCCGCTGTACTTATCGTTGTACACATACCAGATCTTTCCGCGTCCTCCGAAGTATCCCTGATCGTCAACAACGATCTGAACACAGTTCGACGGCATGATCCACATGTCTATAACCTTGTATTCCCCGCCGTACTTCTTCCGTTTGAACTTCGATCGGACATATACATACGCATTCCCGAAGTGATTTCTGTTCATTTCCACCGCGTTCCAGAACGCCGTCGGCGTCATAAAAGGGTTTGGTCTTATCTTCAGCAGCTTCGCCACGTCTGACAGTTCCGGCTCTTCGATTCCCTGATCCGTCTTCTGGTAATACTTCCACGGCAATTTCGCCACTGTTTCCGACATCATTTTCAAACAGGTAAAATACGTTACTTCCGAAGTCACGCTTCCTTTGTGCTTTTTCCTGATTCCAAGCCATTCAAGAAACGATTCTTCTTCCATCGGCGGCGAAGTTTCCACTGTTAAATTCAGCACCTTCGCAACCCAATTTCTAAATTTTTGCCACATCTTCAATCTTCATCACCCCCTTTTCTTCTGTTCTGTATATTTCTGATTCAATTTCATCCACATTTCAAACGCTTCATTCACATCCGGCTTCGCGTCCCCTTTCATTGCTGATGTCCAAGCGTCAATAATTGCATAGATAATGTCAATTCGTTCCGTCTGGTACTCTTTTTCAATTTTGATTTCCCCGAAGCTGTTTGATGTTGTCTTCGCGTTTGCGATCGACCATGTGATCGCCGGATCTCCGTTATGCTCCACGTTTCCCGATTCTATTTCCAGCCGGAAGTCCACTGTTGCGTCATTCAGTGCCTTCGCTGACTGCGTGACGGATATGCTGTCATATCCCAACGCTTCCAGATCCACAAGAAACGCGCTTGCGTTGTGCGGATCGTAGCAAATCAGCTGTACGTCAAGTTCATATTGCTTCACAACCCGTTCCAGATACGCCAAAATGTATTTGTAATCTGTCTTGACGCCGCCCATTGTTTCCGTGACTGTCACAAGCCCCTGTCGGATCCATAAGTCATAGGGAACCCGGTCTGTCTTTATGTGTTCTTCTACGCGCCGCTTCGGTATGAAGCTGTGTGCGTGGACGTAATACTTTTTCACGCCATCCTTCACGAACGGGATCACGATTGCCAGTGCTGTCAAGTCGCCGCCGGAAGACAAGTCAAGCCCCACATAGCACTTCTGTTTTCTGAAATTTTCTAGCGTCTTCTTCACGGCGCAGGCGTTCCAGATCGACATATCTTTGATGTATACGTCGTTTGTCCACTGAAGCCACATGTTCAACTGCTTTACGATAAAGTCACGCAGCGTCGATCCGCCCATTTCCTTCGCCGTTTCCGCAATCGGAATCATGTTTTCCAGCGCGTCCCGATCGTACTGCAAGATCGGATTCGCCTTGATCCAGTTTTCCGGGATCCACATATCGTCTTTTTCGTCCATCTGCGCGATGTATATGAACTGTGCATCGTTTTGTGTGACGCCTTTCAATACCTTCACGCAGTATTCATACAGAGCGAAACAAGGCGATTTCAAGTCGAAGCCCGCCGTTGTAATCACGCTAATTAGCGCGCTTTTCAGCTTTTTAATACCGCCTTCCAGCAGCTTGTACATCTGATCGTCCTTGTGCGCGTGGTATTCATCCACGATTCCCAGATATGGACGGAAGCCGTCTATGGACTTCGTATCACCGGACAGTGCCTTGATCTTACTGTGCGTGATTAGACATTCAATCGTGCTGTTGTGTTCATGGATCCTGAAGCACTCTTCAAGATCGCTGTCTGACCGGATGAATTTCACAATTTCATTGAAGACGATCATGGACTGATCTTTCTTCGTCGCCGTGCAATAGATCTGACCGTATTTATACTTGTCAAAATTGCCATAGTACGCCGCCAAGATGCCGTTCAGGAATGACTTTCCGTTCTGCCTTCCAAGCTGGATGTAAGAAGTCCTGAACCGCCTGTGTCCTCCCGCCTTCGTTCTCCACCCGTTCAAGCTTCCGAGGATGAAGCACTGAAATTCGTAACATTCAACGTCCTGTTCTTCTTCGCCTTCCGCAATCGTCAGCGTTTCCGCAAAATCAATGATCCGTTCTGCCTGTTCGACATCAAAATAATATTTATACGGCGCGGCTTTCGCCTTTTCGATGTCCTCCATATGCCGCTTGCAAGACAACTTTACTAATTCGCCCGCAACAATTTTTCCCGCAAGGACATCCGCTGCGTATTGTGTTGTCCTGTCCTGCATATTTATTCCGCGAACTTGCTGAACTTATTGTCCTTCGGGGCTTCCTGCGCCTTCGGGACTACAAGGCGGCAACGTGAAGAAACTGTCAGTCCAAAGTCCGCCGCCCCCTGTCTGCACTGTCTGAAATAACGATCCTGAAGTAACGCCAGCCTTTCAACTTGTCCGTTCACAATCTCGTGCGTTTTTATTATCGGTTCGCCCGATTCGTCCTTTGTCTCATACGGGACTTCGATCATAAGCGGCTGTCTGTTGATCTCTTCTGTCACTTCTTTGTATTTGTCCTGTGCAATGATTAGACGTGCCAGTGCATCCACGTCCAGATTCGAGATCAGATCAATCGCGCGCAATTCTTTCACGGTTTTCCGGAATGCTTTCTTCTGCGCTGGCGTCAGGTATGAAGGTGCTGTCACCTTGTCAGACGGCGCGTGAATTTCCGTTTTCTGTCTCTCTTCAATCTCTGCTTTTGTCAGATGTTTTTTTCCTTTCGCTTGTACCAGCGCGATCGGCTGTCGTCGTCCTGCCACCTTTCCGACCTCCTTTCCCGCCGCGTATGCCTTGCGGATTGTGTCAGAATCTGACACACATTCGTCCTGACCGTATATTCTGAAATTCTAGTGGGGAGTTTTCTCCACGGAATAGAGGGGGCGCGACTAGGGACGGACGCCCAAAACTTTTTCATATCCCCCATGCCCTTCCCAGTGTTCCCGGATGATCGCGTACAGCTGCTGCTGCGTCCGCTTCTTCGTCGCTTCATCCTTCTTGTAAAGCGCACTGATGATCCCGTGATTCTGATTGCTTAACGGGAATAGGTTTGACAGCTTCAAACGTTGCGACCAATCGTCTTCTATCTCGACTATGTGATGTACCATATCCGCCGTCACGACCTTCTTCTGCACATAGTACGCATACAGATCCAGACCGTCGTATAATGCCAGCGCATACGCCCGCAGACTGCGCCATTCGCCCGATATATAGAACGCTGCTGTCTTCTTGTTTCTTCTGTACCTGTTGTATTCCATGTGCCTTGACTGCTGCCCTTCTGCGCCTGCTGCACATGCTTCGCACAGCGGTATTCCTTGCGGGATCATTGCCCCACATCTGCACCTATGCAGCAGCATTTCGACCACCTCCCAGAACTTCATATACGCGCATATACAGACGCCTTTGCAAGCGTCCGTATACAGCGTGTCAGGGGCGAAAAATAGCAAAGAAAAAGCAGCTACACATTTCTGCGTAACTGCTTCTTGCAACTTTCCACACTACAATTTTACATCGCGCTTCCCACCATGAAAACCCCAACTTTTCCCCAACTTTTTGCGCGGTTCTTTTTCAAAATCGCTTCTTTTCCCGCCTGTTTATCTTACCATTTTTCAATCCCATCAATCCCGAACAGCTTGACCGACATCTTCCGGATCAGTTCTTTCGCCCACCTTGCAGGCGTGTTCTTTCCGCAGTTCTGGCGTTCTGCGATTTCTTCATACGACAGTCCTTCGATATAGTGCAGCCGGAACGATTCGTATTTGTACAACATCCCTTTTTCCTGATATTCTTCCCGCAGTTCTTCCATCGCCCGATCAATGTTCGTTATCATCATAGCTGTTTTCAGTTTTGACCTTCTGACGCTTTCCAGATATGCTCTTTCGCTTTTGAAAACGGCAAATTCCACAGATTCCATTTCTTCGCTTTCAGATACCGCGTTTTCACAGTGTCGCCGCATTTCAATGTATTGTTCCATCAGGATCCGCGTATTATGCAGGATCTGATTCCGCTGGATCTGCCGTTCTGTCTCCATTGTCGTCTGAATGATCTGCTTTGCATATTTCACTACATCAAATTCCTTCTGCATGTTACTTTCCCGCCTTTCCTATTTTCCGTCGTCCTGCTGCCCGGATTCCTCTTTGTGCGCGTGGCATTCATCCACGATTCCCAGATACAGGCAAAAGCCATCAATAGACTTCGTGTCGCCGGATAACGCTTTGACCTTGCGTTTCTTTGTCCTGTACTGCTGCCGTTTTGGACGCCTTACCATCGGGATTCCGCGCCGCCTGCGCTCATTATTTGACATTTTTGCTTTTTCCTCATAGTACCGCTTCCATAATTCCCTTTTTCGGATCTGTGTTTCCGTCATTCCCATTTTTTGAAGTTTCCACAGCATTTCACGAACCGTTTTCATTTCATCGCTTTCCCATGCTGCCCTGATCGCTTCTGCCATTCTGTCCGTTTGTTCTTTCAGTCTTTCAAACATCATTTCAAACGCCTTCGTCAGTTCTTCAGTGTTTATTCCTGTCATATCCTGCCCCGACGCCATATCTATTCCCAGAACTGTTTCTTCCTGCCCTGTCGGCTCTGTATTTGCCGTTTCTTGCCCTTTTTCGTCGTTCTGTGAAGAAATACCCGTCTTTGCGTCCTGCTGCCCTTCCTGCGCCTTCTGCGCGTCCATTTCTGCCGTTTCCTGACTGTTTTCTTCCTTTCGGTTCCTTCCAAACGCCCCGGACAGCTTTTCTTTTGCCTTTCTTGCCATTTCTGAAAGTTTCATGTCTCCACCTTCTTTCTTCCCGTTTAATAAAAAGGCAATTCTTCGTCGATTCCGTCCGGTATGTTCATAAATCCGTCCGAATCTGTTTCGTATTGCCTGTTTTCGTCCTGCTGCCGTGTACCGCTTCCAGATGCGCCTGATCCGCCTGCTGCCGCTTTGCTTTCTGCGAACTCTATTTCTTCGACAACCACTTCTGTCGTGTAAACCTTCACGCCTTCCCTGTTTGTGTAGCTTCCCGTCTGGATCCGCCCTGAAAGCGTCACCTTTATCCCCTGATGAATCCATTTTTTCGCACCATTGCGCGCGGCTCCCGAATGCTACGCAGCTTATAAAATCCGCCTGCTGCTTCCCTTCCTGCCTTCTCTGGTTTCTGTCTACTGCCAGCGTAAAACGTGCAATACACAGGGCTTCTTCGCCCTGTGTATATCTGACTTCCGGATCCCGTGTCAGTCTTCCCATCAAAATTACTTTATTCATCCTTCTTCCCTTTCTTTCTCAACGTCTGAATCGTGCATACTATAACAACTATAATCAGCATCAAAATTCCTATTGCAAACAGTCCCGCCGCTGCCGCTATCACAAGACGAAGCATCGCCGCCAACGCTTCGCACGTCCATTCCGTAAATTCAGCCATTCTTTTTCCCTCCTTCCGTGTCCAGCTGAAGCGAATGGATTATGCACGTTTCGATCCGCTTCATTTCTTTTTTGTGCATTTCCCGACATACCGTTCCAGCCGCTCGATCGCTACCGTGTGGATCTGTTCACACAGCACCGTGCTTTTCTTTCCCGTTGATCTGATCGTGCAGTGCGTCGGAAGTTCCCGCTTCCATTGCGATGTTATGTATACGATTTCGACCGTCCCGCTGTTTTCGTTGTTTCTGTCATTGCTTACGATCACCGCCGGGCGGTTTGAATGCTGTTCGCTTCCGCATGTTCTTCCGTGTCCGCGTATATACCATACTTCGCCGCGCTTTGCCCTTTTCACTGTTTGCACTCCTTTTCGTACTTTTTCTTCAGTATCTTCATCCGCGTTTCCTGCTGCCGCTTGATCTGATCGTCTGTTTTCTGCAATCTCCACAAGACGCCATCTTGTTTCCTCATTCCTTTAAACAGTGCAATCTTTTTTCTGATCTGCTGCCGCTGCTGGATCAACTGCTGCATTTTCCTGTCAATTACAGCGATTGTATAATGTGCCCCGCAGTTCGGGCAGTCAAAGAACTGTTCCGCAACATTGCAGCCTTCTTCATCCTTTGCTATGATCCGGCTATACGTCGCCCCGTTCATGTCAATTACTTTCCCGCAGGAATCGCAATATACTTCCGATCCCGCGCGGTATGCCTGTATATCAAAATTCTGTTCCATCGTGCTTCCCTCCTATGCCCCGTATTGCAGGACAGGCTGTGCTGCGTCCTGTCCTGCTTCCTTTCCTGCGCCTGCTGCCGCTTCCGGTTCCATCGGCTCGATATTAAGCAAATGCGCCATCATGGACGCTATCGCCGTATCAAACACCCGTTCAATCGGTTCATATGTTTCCGCGTCCATCTGTTCCCATAGATTCGTCTGGATCGCGCGGATCCCTGTCAGTGCTTCCTGAAGACGTTCCTGCGTCAGCAGTTCCTTCACGCTGTATTTCTTCATTTCCGGCTTTTTGTATGCTTCCTTTGCTTTCATCATTCTTCATCCCCCAGATCTACAAGTCCCATTGATTCCGCGTCATATACGTCCATGACGCCGATCACAGCATATCCTTCCACGATTGCACTTGACGTCGTGGCGTCGTCGGCACAGGTAACGCACACCCGCAATTCGTCCCCCGTTGCGCGCCCTTCCTTGAATGCAAGCAGCGTCAGAATGTCTTTTTCTCTGTACGGCTCTTTTTCCTGCTTTACGATCATGTACGGGATCTGCCCGGAAGCAATATTCTTGTACATATCCCACGACACACGCATGATACGCTTCTTCTTTCCGTCTGAAGGAAGATTCTGCATCGCTTCTTCCTGCTCCCGCTCCCGCAGCTTTTTAGCCGTTTCCCTGTCGAGCGCGTCCTGTTCTTCGTTATACCGCTGTTCCTCTGTCTTTTCCGCTTCCGCCTTGTTTATGTACTGATCGCAGCTTGTACACGTCGAAGTCTTGACATTACATTCTGAATACCTCTGGCATCCATAGCACAGCGAAGTGATACTTTCCGGATGCGCCTGTTTCCATTCTTCGCTTTCTTCGTCCCCGTCTTCCTCTTCATCCTCCGGATCCACTTCTTCCTGTTCTTCGTCCTGCTGCCCTTCGTAGTCCTCCGGATAGTTCATTTGTCCTTCGATCTGCCCCGCCTGTCTTGCTTCTTCTGCTTCCTGCTTCGCTTCTTTAACCTCTTTCCATGTCAGCCCGTTTTCCTTGTACCTCTCCAACATTTTTTTCTGTGCTTCTTCCGGCATTCCGCTGATCTCATATGCTGCGGAAAATGTCAGGCGTCCGCCTTTCAATTCTTCGGAAAATTCCGGGATCAGACGTTTGTTGATGCTTTCAATCTGTGCGATCTTCGTCCCCGTCGTGTTCATAATCGACGCGATCACGTCCCGCAGACGCCCACTGTCCAATTCATACCCTTGCAGCGTCAGCCCATTGTCCTTCATGTACTGAAGCGATTCCTTCAGGCGTTTTTCTTCTTCCAGAATATCCGTTACCGTCTTATCGCGGTATGCGTTCGCTATGATGATCTGAACCGTTTCTTCATGTTCTTCCGCTGGCGTCTTTATCTGGCATGTTGCAATTTCAAATTCCGAATATCCCTGTTCTACCAAAAGAGACAACGCCCGCCATCTTCTTTCCCCGGCGATGATCTTATATTCACCCTTTTCACATGGTTCATATGCGACCGTCAGATTTTCCAATACCCCGACCGCTAAGATCTGCCCCGCCAGCTTTTCAATATCCGGCATGGAATAGAAATTTTTATCATTGCTGTACATTTTCTTGATGCTGATGTCCCGTGTCCGGAACCGCGCCTTCGGCTTTTCCTCTGCTGCCGCTTTGCTATTTCTGTTTAATGCGTCCATGACGCTCCATCCTGCCGCCATTCTCTTTCCCTCCTGCTTTGATTGAAATTGCTGGATCTTAACCATTTCCCACATAAAACGCCCCATCAGTTCATCGTTCTTCTTTTCCCGGTCTTCGTCCGGATCGCGTCGTCCTGTAAATTTGCTGCGGTTTTATCCAGAAGATCCGCTGCTTCCCTGAATGTTTCTGCCAGTTCTCTAAATTCTTTTACGTCCTTTTCATCGCACTTTTTCATGTCGTGTTCCTCCTATTTGCTTTTCAGAATAATTTCGATCTTTTGCAGTACCTTGTCTTCTGCATTTTTCAGATCTTCACAATTTTCGTTCTTGTCCTTGTCCACATGTTTCCGGATCAGTTTCTTCAGTTTTTCCGGATCTACGAATATTTTCAGTGTTCCCACGGCTTCGTCAAACGCTTTCCGCAGTTGCGCGTCTGTCATGTCCTCCGATGAATCTATCGCAGCGATCCGGCGTTTAAATTCTTCATCATCGAATCCGCTGATTATTCCCGTCACTTCGTCCTTGATCCGGTTTGCTTTCTTCTCCAATGCTTCCGCGCGTTCCTCTGCCTGCTGCCGTTCCTGTTGCATGTTCCGGAAGTCTTTCAGACTGATCGTGACCGTTCCTTCGATTTCTCTTTGTTTTACCATCGTTTCATTCCTCCATATCCGTCAGTAATTCTTGAACAACTGCACGATAGTCCTTCGTGGCGATCCCGTTCTTTGAAAACTTCGGAAGCGGAAGATGCGCCATTGTCGCCTTCTCTGCCACGATTGAACGCCGGATCGCTGTTTCATAGCATTCCTGCCCGGATGATACGTTCAGCCATTCCTGCACTTGCAGACTTGTTTTGTTCTTCTGCCGCATTGTCATTAAAACCTTCATCCGGATTCTGTCATTCAGGCTTCGCAGATCTTCCAGCTGTTCATCCATGTTTGTTATCGCTTCCAGTTCAAACCCACCAATCTTTACCGGGACGATCACCAGATCCGCAGCTACAAGTACATTTGTCACAGTCATATCCATCAAAAGCCCACAGTCCACAACGCAATAGTCGTATGCTTCCTGTACTTCCAACATGGCGGCGGCGAATCGCGCGATCTGATCTTCCTTTTCGTTCAGAAGAAGCTGCATATTTGTCCGCATTAAATATCCATTCGCCGGAATGATGTCTATGTACTGATAATCTGTCGTCTGGATCAGATCCGCCGTGCTGTATGTTCCGCCCGCTGCCCTGTGCCGTTCTAATAGTTCCGACATCCCGATCCCTGTCGGTTCAAACCTCCCGAACAGCATAGACACGTTTCCTTGCTGATCTGCGTCCACCAGAAGCACGCGCTTTTTCTGTTCTTCTCCCAGAATGTAGGCAATGGACGACGCTGTGACCGTCTTCCCGACACCGCCCTTCTGCGTCATAACTGCAATAATCTTCATACCTTTCTTTCCCTCCTAAATCTCTAAAGTGTAGTACAGCGTCAGCTGCAAGTCTCTGAATGAATAGTCCGGCGTTTCGTTCGGAAGCAGCGGCGACATCAGTTCCCGCCGCTTCCATTCCCTCTGACGAAGTTCCGGATCCGCTGCAAAGTGTTTCACTTCCATGTCCTGAATACGTCCGTATATTGCCCCGTCATTCTTCATCACTCCCAGATAACCGACATACATATCTTTCTTCCCTTTTCGGATCCGCAGCCTTGACGCTTCGCTGATGATTCCGCAAAAGTCCTTTACCGTCATAATGGCTTCACCTTGCCTTCTTTGTGGATCGTCAAATTCTGGTATTTCATCTGATCTTCCATTTTCCCCGTGTCTATCGGCTTCAGTTCGCAGTATTCCATCAGGATTTTTATTGCTTCTTCCGTCCCGTAGCATACGACGCAATAATGACCGACTTCCGCCAATTCTTTCAGCATTTTCTTCTGGCTTTCTTCCAGCCGTCCCCGGTTATATTTCATTTCGATGTACAGTCCGTTATATATCCCCTTCGGCACAGGAAGGCACAGATCCGGCATCCCCGCCTTCACTCCCATCTGTTTCAGTTTCGCCGCTTCCGCTTTGTTCCTGCTGCCGCCGTTCGGACAGTGATGAAGCAACTTCAATTCCGGATGATGTGGGATCTGATACTGTACCCACTGGATCACATTGATCTGCTCTGTGTCTTCGCTTCTAAGCGCGTATTTCATGTTCACTTTCTTTTCCTCCCTTCATGCTTTCCGCCGCTGTTTCCGAACCCTTGCAAATGTCATAGTATTCGCACCACACACAGACGTGTCTGCAATCCCTGACTTTGAACATCCATGCAAGGCGTTCCAGTAATGCCCTGATCTTCATTCCTTTTTCACTCCCTTTCTTCCTGCTGCCCCCGCAGCCTTTACTTTCCGCATTCGTGCGCGTATGTAATAACGTCCGTTGAAATCGTTGTATCTGATTTCCTGTGATGTGAAGACGTACCCTTCCGCGCCATACCAGCGCAGCAGCTTTTCTTCCAGACAGTTATGATCTTTTATGATTTCATCGACGTCTTTCTTGCGGAACTTATAGTGATTTACGCTTTCTTTCGGCTTGCGAATCCCTTTTGACGCAGCCCATTTCTTTTTGTTCTTCGTCTTCTTTTCCTTCGTGATGTACTTTGCCATCCCGACAAGCCCGTTTTCATCCTTCTGCAATCTCCTGACTTCGTTCCGCTTCCCAAGTTTCCAGATCTCTTCTACTTCGTCCATGCTCATGTCGCCGTCTAAGACGATGTGATGATGAACGCGTCCTTTCTCTCCGAACTCCGTGACGTACACATACCGGGCATTTTTCAGACCTAACTTCTTTCTTCTCCGGTTCAGCCGCTTGATGTAGTTCTGCATATTCTTCTGCGCTTCCTCCATCGTTTCCGGCAAATTATCGTCTGTGTATGTCAGCGTCGCCCAGATGTCACGATCCCCGAAGTTCTCAATAATTACCCGCTCGCACATTTTCCGGCTGTTCTTTTCATTCAGGTTCCATTGTGCCAGCTTCTGCTTTTTCTTCTGCGCTTCCGTCGGGATCTCTGACTGCTGCCCCTTCGTAAACTCCGGATAGATTTCTACTTCCAGCTGCTCCCCTGATCGGATCTCTTTCGTTGCATAGACTGTCTTCTTGCTTTTCCCCTTCAGGATCTGCTGTGCTGTGTATTCGTCTTCCATGTCCAGTTGCTTCTGATATGCTTCTTCATAGTCATACTGAACATAGTTCGTCTTTAACTTCCTTCCCATACTGCTACATCCTTTCTTGTCATTCCCCCTTTATCAAGTATGGTTGACTTGTTACTATCCATTACAAGGGCGAATATGAAGCCTTCGCTTCGTCGTTGTTTCTTGACTTTCCGGACTATTAGCAGTACAATAAAGACACGGTTATGTGTTTTGTACTGTTGACAGTCCAGAACCGACATGAAGCCTTCCCAAGCCCCGACAGCTTGCGGAAGGCTTTTCTTTTATCCTGCTTTTCTCTCTTGCTGCACACGCCGGACAGAAAGCAAACTGACGTTCGCTTCTTCCCGTCGGGATATAATCAGTGCGATCGCTGCGAAGATTTTCTGCACGTCCGGCACGTTCTTTTTTTCTGTCATGCTCCTTCCTCCCATATTTCATTAGCTTTATTTTCCTTGTTTCTCTCCATGTAATAGTCGTACAAAAATTCCTTCTGTGCCTTCGTATAGTTCCGGCGCGGATCCTTCGTCGGTTCTGCGATCCCCTGTGAAGGACTGTGAAGCAATACCCATCCTTTTTCCGCCAGATAATCGCCCGCACCAATCAAGCCGATGTTACAATTCGTCTGCATATCCACTTCATCGTCTTCCGCTGCTTCTGGAAAAGATTCTGCTATGTATCGTTGCGCCCATTCCTGATGTTTTCCCCAATCCACCGCATAAAAAGTCCCATCCGGCGCAAGCCATCCGTAATCTTCCGTTGTATGTTCTTTATCGTCCAGCATTCTTTCCATGAATCCGCTTAACATTGAATTTCCGTATCTGCTTTCTATCGGCCGATCTGTTTCACGCAATACATTGTTCACGTCCCAAGACGGCACGTGTTCCATAGCGACCGCATACCATTCCTGCATTTTGTTTAATTCTTTTTCAGTTTCCTTCAGCTTCTTCTTCAGCTTTGCATATCCCGTGAATATGTTGAAGCACTCCGTCACTTTCGGCGTTTCGTCTTCGGCGTCGTATGTTCTCATACAGAAGGATCCGTCTGCTGTACTTCCTGCAAATTCCGCCCGTCCTATCAGTACATCTTCCGCATATCTCTTCAGTTTCTGATCTGACATTTCCGTTCCGCCCATGCAGGACAGAAGAAGTTCCATCACGCTTTCATAGTCAGCCCCTTCCAGAAAGAAGCGTTCCCTTGCTAACTGTGTGATAAATTCGCCGTTTATGTTGAAGGCGAATGAAGCCCGTTCTACTTTTCCCATTTCCTTTTTATTCCTCCTCTCTTTTTTCAAATCCAATGTCTGTACATCGGTTCATTTCCGTACTTGTAATGTTCTTCATAATACTTTGTCTGTTCTTCCGCTAATGGGATCGCTTCTTCAAATGTTCGGAATACCCTTGTCCCGTAGTCTTTCGGTTTCCAGTAAAAACAGTTATTTGCTGTATCTCCTATTTCCCGTTTGACCGTGACCGATTCCACGCCCATTCCTGCCTTATGCCAGTGATACGGTCTCTTCACGACCGATTCAACGATCTCAAATCCATGTCCGTGATAACCCGGAATTTTCGTTTTCCTCCCGTAGTCGTCTAATATGAACTCACATGCGTGAAATACATGATCGCCGACTTTCGGGATCCACTTTTCTGTCTTTTTTGTCAATTTTCCGCTTCGCTCCTTCCTGACAAGCGTTCCTGCTGCGTTTGCGCTTTTCGCATTAAAAAGTGCTAAAACCTGTCAACCGCCCGTGTAGTCTATGGCGTTCTACACTTGCCGCCATGTTTCCGCAGCATTCTTCCGATGTCTTTCGGCTTGCCATCGTCAGGCGACACGTTGCCGTCGTGTCACGACCGGGACGCCCGCCCGGTTTCGGCTCTTTACTGTGTAATGCTGTGTGGAATGCCGCGCCGGATGCGTTCTTCATCTGACGCTTTCCATTGTCTGATCCGTATTCCGTCCAGCAGATCCCGGAAGGAAGTGTCTTCTTCTCCCGCTTCATCCTCCTGCGCTGCCGTCTCGATCAGGTTCTGTCCGATCAGCTGCAAATACACCATTTTTTCAATTCCGGAAATGCGTTCGTCAAATTTCAGGATCAGTTCTTTCTGTTCTTCGTCTTCGATAACCCACGCGCCCGTCAGCACACTGTCTTTTATATTTTCTGTGAAATACGGCGTCAGATCTGTGAAGAAGATTTCTTTCCCATATTCCCCTTCTGGTTCTTCGCAGTGACCGCAGTCATTATTCGCTGCACCGAAACACCCTTTGCAATCGTTTTTCACGTCCCGCTGCCCCTCCCTTCTTCAATAGTCATAATCAATACATTCATCTGATTCGTCGTAATACTCCCCGTCATATCCTTTTTCCATCAGCTTCGTATAGCAATCGAAGCAAACCAGTCTGAACGGGATCCCGTGGCAATCCTTTGTGAAGTTCATGTCCTGCCGGACGACCTTTCTTTCGCACGTCGGGCAGATCCTTATATCTATTTCCGTCATTCCTTTTCTGCCCCCTCTTCGTACCTGCTTTGCAGCATTTCCAGAAGTTCCTTGCATTCCTGAATCCTTTTCCTATGTTTCCTGAATCTCTTTGCTGCTTCTCGAACTTTTGGCGATATTTCAGTTTCGTCCGTGTCTCCTATATAGCCTGACATTAAAACAGCGGAATCCATCATTCCCCTTTGCGCTCTTTCTTCAGCTTCGTCCACTACCAGCCACAAACTTTCATACATATCTTTCGGCATTCTGTATCTGTCCGCCTGTGCAAGTGCTTTCTGAAGTTCGTCCTTCAGAATCTTCTGCTGATCCTTCCACCATTCTTTACACTGCGCAAGTTCCGACTTCGCAGCTTCCAGTTCTTTGTTCAGCCTTTCCGCGTTTTCCCTCTGCTCCTGCTCCCGGCGTTCCGCGATGTCCTTTTCTTCCTTCAAGCTGAACGCTGCGTCGTATTCAATATTCTGTTCTGCTACTTCAAGAACTCCTTGCATTGCCGTTCCGACATAGCTGTTTGTTCCAAGTCCTTCCACAATTTTTCTGATCTTTTCGACCGCCTGTCTTTCCTGATCCTTCGTTGCTACCGCTGCCATATGTTCCATTCCTCCCGTTTTATTTCACATCTATGTACAATTTGTTGTCGTCCTGCCATGTGAAGCATTCGATTTCGTCTTTCATGTGATCCAGCACATTGTCCTGATACCAGTTCCCGCTTGTCAGCAGATTCATGTCTGTGTCCCTGATATAGATTTCTGTGTCGTCCTTAACCAGTTCCATGTCATACAGTTTTTCAAGTGTCATTTCGTTTCCCTCTCTTTCTATGTACTCCCGGCAGTTCCCCGCCGGGATCCTTCTGCGGCTCTGATTATGCAGATTGTACGGTCAGCAGATTCTTCATGATCTGCATACCCTGCATAATGCCCTTTACTTCTCTGCGTTCTCCGTCTGTCAGTCCTTTCAGAAGTTCGATGTATTCACGAACATCTTCCGTCTGGTTCTTTTCTTTCTTCTTTGCTGCCTGTGCTGCTGCCATTGTGTTTCCCTCCTTTCGCCGTGCGTTTATGTGATTGTGTTTCCTTCGCCTTTTCGCTATAATGAACGTGCAACCATACCAAAATAGAAAGAAGGCGAAGAAAATGTCTGATAATGAAAAACGTGTTCACGATCTCGCTATCGCTGCCGCTGCCGCTTCTGCTCTCAAAAACTTTGATTCAGAAGTTCGCGGCAATGATCCAGCCGAGAAGCGGGCGTCTTTTGCTGATCTGCTTCAGGATGAATATGAATATTTCCTGAAATACTATCAGTCAAAAATCTAACTATTTTTCCGATCATCGCGGCGTTTTTCCTTCGTGCGTTGCGATGATTTTTTTTGCTTCTTCCATCGTCCTGTCCATCAGTTCCCGTAATTCTTTCCGCGCGTCGTCGTTTGCGATCCTTGTCGCTTCCATCTGGATTTCCAATCGCTCCGAAAATGCCATGCTTCCGATACCGTCTTTTTCTTTGAACTGTGTCGCGCGATACGCCTTGAAGTCTTTCTTCTCCGGAATGTCCTTGAATTCCATTTCCATCTTCCTTTCAACCTCCTTTCAGTTATCTTTGATTACATCATAGCAATCTTTGATTACTTTGTCAACTCTTTTTTGTTATCTCTGATTACTTTTTTATTGACTTTGTTTTTCCCTCATGCTATGCTTTAGGAAGAAAGGAGTGATAAACCAATGACACAGGGCGAACGTGTCCGGGAAATCCGGAATACTTTAAAACTGACACTTGAAAAGTTCGGCGAAAAGCTAGGCGTCACTAAAGTCGCTATTTCCAATATTGAAAAGGGGAATCGTAATTTGACTGAACAGATGGCGGTTTCTATCTGCCGGGAATACAATGTGAATTATGATTATCTAATGAACGGCGAAGGGGAAATGTTCGACACGCTGCCGCAGACGATTCTGGAAGAACTTTGCAAGCAGTACGATCTGGATGATCTGGACAAAAAACTAATCGACCTATATTTGACGCTGGATCCGGATGTGCGTCAGGCAATCAAAAAACATATCCGGGATAACTTTTTGAAATAAAAAAGAACGGGAACCCCTAAAGGCTCCCGCCGACATTACTTCGTGTATATGTATACATATTTTGCGAAGTTATAGATCCGCTTCAGCTTTTGCTGTGACGTGATCTTGTCCAGCAGCGCGTCTATTTTCTGTCTTATATCCACTTTCATCACTTCCCTTCTGCGCCTTGCATTATATCGCAGATCCCGGACGTGTTGAAGCGTTCCGGCACGGTTTCCCGATTTCGGGAAATCCGCCGCAGGAATGACGCCTGCTGCCGTTTATCTGATATACTACTTGTATTCAGATTCATATAGTTTACTTATTGTTGTACCAAGTGCGGACGCAATCGCTTCCAGCTGCCGCAGCGTCGGCGATACCAAACCATTTTCGATATTGTTCAAAGTGGTTTTTCCGATCCCGGTCAATGCTTCCAGCTGCTTCAGCGTCAAATGCTTTTCTGTCCGCGCTTGCCATGTTAAAACTTCCATGTCTATTTCCTCCCGATATAGACATGGTAACTACCAAAACGGAAAGAGGTTAAAGAAATGGCTTTATTTAAAGGGAAGGCAAAGGAAGAGAAGGAGCCGCAAAAGCAGGCGTCGAAGAAGCCCATTTATAAAAGGGTGTGGTTTTGGATTATTATTGTACTCGTTGTATTCGTTGCTTTGGGTAATTCAGGCGATAAAGGCGATGAACAGTCTGACGCTTCAGACAAGACATCTACTTCCGAAACTGTTTCATCGACCGAAGCACCGGACGACGCGCCCGCTGCTTCCTCTCTGGATGTTGATGTTACCTTCTATGATACTTTCAAGAATGACACGACGGGTAAATGGAGAAAAGCACTTGTTTCTACAAGCGAAGATATTCAGGAATACGCCCTTGACTATTATCAGGAATACTTTAAGTCAGACGATGAAGTTCATGTAATTTACAATTTCAGTCTTAACACAGTAAACTGTTTGACCGTGAACGGCGACACATTATTCATCAGCATAACCGACTATGTGGACGATGAAGAACATGACGCGAAGGCAGCCTGCGGCGGGACGCATTTAGGCGATCTTCAAATCTCCATTGAATCCGGGGAAATTACATACAACTCCTTTGATGAATAAAAAGAAAAAGGGGACAGCCCTTCCAAGACTGTCCCTTTCTCTCACTATCTATGCAGCCACGGCTACACAGAATAGCAGCTTCGCAACCTCTATTCTACCACAAAAGCCGTGCTGCTGCATAGCTTTATTTTTTATACACTTTTTTAGAATGGGGGCGAATTTATGTTTTATACACAGTCCTGTCCGGAACTGAACGGAATGCGTGTTGCAAAATATATCCGTTGCAGCCATGACGACCAAGTGGCGCACGGCGACACGCTGGAAGCCCAGAACGAAATACTTGACGATTTCATCCTGAAGAATCATCTGATCCTTGTTGATACGTTCGTCGATGAAGCACTGACCGCCCGGAAGAAATACACCAAGCGGAAAGAATTTGTCCGGCTTCTGGACGGCGTGAAGCGTCACGACTTTGATCTGATTATCTTCACGAAACTTGACCGATGGTTCCGAAATATAGGGGACTACCACCGCATACAGGAAATACTGGAAGCAAACGGCGTCCAATGGAAAGCCGTCACGGAATCATATGACACGACCACAACGAACGGACGACTTCACATCAATATCCGTCTTTCCGTCGCACAGGATGAATGTGACCGGGACAGCGACCGTATAAAGGATGTCTTTGAATATAAATTAAAAAACAAAACATATCTGTCAGGCAGCCTTCCGCATGGGCTGAAGCTGGATCCTGAAAAGCACGTGATTATTGATCCGGAATGGAAACAGTTTGCACTGGATCTTTTCGACCACTTTGAAGCGACCAATAGCAAGCGCGGGACGCTCATGTACTTAAAAGAAAAATACCAGCTTCCCCGTCTCTGCCATGATACCATCGTCCGCAGCCTGCGGAATACTCTGTATAAAGGGGAATACCGTGGGATCAAAGATTTCTGTCCGGCTCTCATTGATCCGGAACGCTTCGACCGGATTCAGGTTCTCGCAAAGCGTGACGTCAGGAATAGCCGGACGCGGACATATATCTTCAACGGGCTTCTGATCTGTTCGGACTGCGGGCATAACATGACGTGTCAAACCACCGTCCGGAAACGTGCTGACGGAAAGAAATATGAATATCGTGCATACCGATGTAACCAACATTATTCTATGCACTGCTGCGATCGGAATAAATCATACAGGGAAGAACTGATCGAAGAAAATATGCTTTCAAATATCCGTCCGGCACTTGCGGACTACATCGCAGAATATGAAATTGACGGGGAATGTCCGCAGACGAAGGATCCCGCAGCGGAAGCAAACCGGATCCGGGCGAAACTAAAAAAGCTATATGAATTGTTCCTTGATGATCTGATTGACAAGGATATGTACAAAAAGGAATATGAACAGCTTCATGCGCAACTTCAGGAAGCCAACACAGCCGCAGCCGCTCCGCATAAAGACGTGAATGCTTTGAAGGTATTTCTTTCGCAGGAATGGGAAGACGTGTATAAGACGTTCAGCTATGAAGAAAAGGCGGCGTTCTGGAAGTCTTTCGTCCAGTCCATAACCCTTCACGAAGACGGTAAAATGGACATTGTTTTTTTATGATGTCCGTTTTACTATGTCCGCATTGCCCGTCGGCTCATCTGCAAATATAATTTCCGGACGATTCACCAGTGCTCTTGCAATTGCTACTCTCTGCTGCTGTCCTCCGGATAACTGATTTGGCAGATTATAAATCCGGTTTTCAATC